AGGTGTACCCGACGCGTACTTCTCAGCCGGGATAAAGCCCGCGATATCGCGAATATCGGGCTCAAGATCGGTGTGGCAGTACACGGTGTAACCTTCGGCAACGGCATCCGTGCCAAAATTGCCGGAAGCCGACAACATCTTGTTCACCGGCTTACCGTGGTTGGCCTGCAAGTTTTTAGCAATCTTGCGGACCATGCCCAGCGTAAGTCCACCGTTGACGGTCGCAAGGGTAGTACCCGTGCCGCCGTAGTACTGGTTGGTGCAAGCGCGGAGAGCCCCGTAGATAATCATTTCGTTAACGAACGTCATACGCTCGCCAACCTGCTCAACCATGGCCTTTGGGATATCATCTTCGTACAGGTCGTAGGTCTTATCGGTAAAGCCGTACAGGCAAGAATACTGCTGCATGACCACCGTGATATCCACGGGAGTGATGCTTTCCGGGGGCGGGGTCACGCCTTCCGAAGTCAGATGCGCCTGCGAAATAGCGGTGTCGCGGTTGCCCGTACCGTTCTGAAAGAAACGGTCCTGGGTGTTTGCGTTCGTGGATGTCGCGCCGTAAGGCAGGAATCGACGAGCAACGTAGGTATCGCTGCTGTTGCGGGGCATTTTGACCTGACGGCCGCCACGACCCAGACACTCAAGCGGAACCGCATGAGCCAGAATTTCGCCTTTGAACTTATTGATTCGGCCCGGCGTCAGGGCAAAGGTTTGAATAGCCATTGTTAAAGCTCCTATCTGCCAGCAAAGCCAGCGTTGAAATCGTCATCCGAGTCGGCGGTTGCCGAGCTTCGGCCGTCACCTTTAGGCGTTACGGCATTTCGCATAACAGCTTGGCGGGTTGATGGTTTCGGTGCTCCAGCTTTGAACCGATCTATTGAGCGGGCGATTACAGAAGCAGAGTTGGTGTTATTCAGCTTTTGCTGATAATCCGCATCTTGCTTAACTAACCACTGGCGATAGGCGGTGTCTGAGCCGGGCGCTCCTACTAAATCACGCCATTGAGGATGTGCATCCTCAAGGGCTTCCGTTTCCAAGGCTACTACGCGTGCCTGCACCTTTTCGTCTATGTCTATTGGATTAACCGGCGCGTTGCCTGTTCGTAGTGTCTGAGCAAATTTCTGAAACGATTTTAACTGCAAAGCAGCTAATTCAGGAAAATCCTCAGCCAGATCCGAAACGACATCGTCCGTTAATTCCACAGAGGGTCCGTTGGCCGTGAGCTGTGTAAGCGTCCGTTCAACTCCGCCTAGCTTTCCGAAAGCCGTATCAAACTGTTTCTGATAGGTCGCGCGCATTTCGGCGAGGCCCTCAGCGTTCGTTTGAAACTTCTTATAGTCTTCTTCGGTTACTTGGGCGTACTTAGGGCCTGCCTTCTCCACCGGCACCGGAGGTGTGGGTGGTAAGTCGTCAAACCCAGCTTCGAATTGCAGATCGTCTTTCTCCACAGCATTATCAGCCATTAGAAACCCCTTAGATGACAGACGGCCTATTCGGTGGTCTGTTAGTCTAGAATCGGCGTTGCGCCGTAAGAGAGCAGCGCCTTCACTTCCGTAATTTGACCACGAATAGTTGCAGTTTGCAACGGGTCTAGTGGTCCATCATTCTTTGCCCGCAGAATACTCGCGCGGGTCTGCAAGTGCGCCTCCAGTTTTAGCCAGAGGGGGTGGTGTCGTTCCCCATCGGTTAAAACAAGAGTCACCTCAAATTCTCCAGCTTATAGATGGTGGTCAAGTAAAGGCCGGTTAGCCCGTCTACCAAGTTGGCTACGGCGTTAGACCCCATACAAATAAGCTCGCGATTAGATTCTATCCAATCCGCTTCACCCTTCATCCAGACAAGAATATCCTTCGGATCTTCCGCCAGGACAATCTCCGGATCTACTAAACCCAACAGACCCTGGTGCGTCTCGACAATGCTATCGATTAACTCCGGCAAATTTTTGTAAAACGTGTTCAATGCCTTATGCACCGCGTAGCTGGTCGTGCGCCAATGAGCACGATGCGCTATATCCCGCGCCGCAAAAACCCGTCCGATAAGTTCCTGTATCATTGTTCAAAAGCCCGCCCGTTAGCCGCACGCCCCGGCGGTTCAGCTTCCGATTTAGCCACTTGAGGGTTCTTATACTTGTGCATGTCTACCGCGAGACCAACCCCTGCGAGTTGCTTCTGCGCTGCCAAAGTCATAGCTGTTCGAGCCAGCATCGCTTTCACGTTCTCAAGGCTAATCTGGTGTTTATTGGCGTACTCAAGCATGGCCAATTCCCGTTTAACCTCAATCTCACGCATACGCGCGTCGCCCATAATCCGCGTGCGCTCCTGCTCCGCCAGGACGTAGACCGTATCGCGATCTGTATCCACTTTGATCTTTTGAACGGCCACACCGAGGCGAGCTTTATTATCCTGCTGCGAAGCGGCAATCTTGGCTTTGTCCGTCTCGGCGCGAATAGTCGCGACCTGTACGGCAGGCGCTTGGGGTGGCGGCTGTTGCGCGAGCTGCGCCATCTCTTCGTCCGAGTATTGCAGCTCTCGCGGATCAAGGCGCTTAGACTTAGCCATCAGCTTGAACCACTTCTTGGGGTCCACACCAAACGCAGGGTCCTTAGCCATCTGTGCCATTTGCATGATGGTTTGATCTTGAATAGCCCGTTCGACCAGCGCCACAGACCCGTGGGCGTCAATATGAAAGTCACCTTTCTCGTCTTCTGAGATCGTAGGATCTAGCAGAAGCCATTCGTAATACTGTCGAATAACCGGCTCCGTGATGTAGTCATCGAACGCATACCCGATACTACGCAGAAGCTGGTTTGCATTGTTATTTTGAAGCTGCGCCGCACCAAAAGTGTCCGGCGTCGTCTTGCCCGACTGACCCTGTGTAATCAGCGGAATGGACGTGGATTCCTCCGCCAGACGGAAGGCGTACTCCACAATAGACATCAACTGAGGCGTCATGTTTGGTATGACGACAGACGTGAAGGACTTGCGAACGTCGTCGCTTACCGCGTCCGCTACCTTGTACCAGATCTTATCGGGTAGCAGCGTCCAGCGCCCGTCACCGGGAACAATGCCGCCTTGATCGATAATGAACTGACAACCTGCGGACTTACCCGCGTTGTTCAACAGCGCCCGCGTTGCGGCGTTAACCATACGCTGGGGCATTTGCACCTGCTCACTCACGCCGACGCCAACCCAATGCCCGGGCCGCCGCTGCCAAGGAACCGCATGATACGGAAATTCACCCGAATCTAGCGGGTTGATTGTCGCGCGAATAACCGAGTCGTTGACCAACGTAACAAGGGCGTACACTTCTTCTTTATCTGTATTGACCGTAGACCCTTGTTGGCAACGCTCCATTTCCTCGCGCTTCAAAGTGCCGTAGTAATACCAGACCTCAAAACGATGTTTGTTTGGCTTTTCGTCTGGGCGGCCCGGGTAATTCACACTGACTTTACCCGGCCCTTCTTTAAGAACCTTATCGATCTGTGATGGTATATAACCATCAAGATCCTTTAAGTCGCGTAGTTGCCGCATAGACAAATAATCACGTTCAAAGATGTAATCACCATCTTGAACATTTTCACCGCACGCAGGGTCTGGGTAGATGTTCCACACATCAACCCACTTAGAGGCAGGCATAAGCTGCTCTCGTATCTGCAACACGTTGCGCGTCATAGACATACCCTTAACAATCTTAGGGTACGGAGCTTTCAACACGCCCACGCCAACACGCGCGGCGTCGAAGATAACTTTACGCATCTCCGCTGGGTACTGGCATTGCACCATCCAGTCGTAAATACGTTTTTCAGCCGCCTTAGCTTTCTTCATAGCTATGGCCATCTTCTCTTCAGCAAGGTCTTTTACCGTAAGCGGACCGTCTTCTTTCTCTAGCGGAACGCCGTTATGTACAACTTGGCTTAGATCAGCTTTGCCTTTAATTAACTCCGGTATCGGAGTGGGCGATAAACTAAACGCCTTGTCGTCTATAGGCAGAAGAATCTCACCTAATTTCGCGGCTCCAGCGTCTACATACCGCGAGGTGAGTCGAACAAAGACCGACGACTTAACTTCCTCGCTAACATTGCGCCGCGACGTGGTGACCGGCCCATCCATGTTGTTAGGCTTCATCCAGCGCGCAGCGGCGAAATCGCCCCGGTTGGCATCGTCGATGCCTAAGTAGGCTTCTTCCGCTTCCAGCCAAGTGTCTTCAATGCCAGACTGCTTTCGTGCAGTCTTAGCTTCCTCACGTCGCCCTGCAATGGCCAGCCCTATGACGCTGAGAGTAGCGGTGTCCCGATACTCTTCAGCGTCTAGTAGAGCTTGAACCTCTTCTGGCAGTTCCATTAGACGGGCACTTCTTCCCATTGGAATGACGCAACCAACGACGCAGCGCCGGAAACCGTAGAAGTGTAAATGGCCGCATACGCGCCCGGAGGCAGAATGAGCGAGCCACCCATGTCAAAAGTAGTCCTGTTCTGCGGTGTCGTGGTGATTGCACCCGTCAACCCCGCACCAAACACAGTGTGCAGAACCGGCGTTCCAACAAGCGTTGCTGATAGCGCGCATTTACCGCCCGCCGTGACACCCGTGCCGATGTTGCTGGACGCGCCCGGAGACGCCGCCGCACTAGCAGTGACAATACCCGCCGCCGCATAACCCACCAGCAAACCAATGGTCGCGGCCGCAGGAAAGGCTACCTGAAACGAGTAGCCCACATTACCCACGACTAAGTTAACAGCCGTACCTGCCGGGTTATAAAGACACAACCCTGTGTACGTTGTTGCAAGAGCCACCGTGGTAACCGATGGCGTAGCGCCATTAGAACCAAAGAAGGTCGCTCTGCGGTACGTCGCCTCGTAGAGAGGTGCGTGAAGATTTGTGTTGTAAAGAGTTGCGGCCATGTAATTTATCCTAATGCGCCCATAGACGCGTCGAAGGTGGAAAAACTTGGCAGCCGTTCCGGCGGTGGCCGGTCGCCTGCATTGCGTATCTTATCTACAATCAAGCCCAAACCCCTAAAGGCATCTGCGCCGTGACTATATTCATCGTGTACAGGCGACGCCGGTTCCCCCGTGGATACAGGAACTGAACGCCGATAGCGTTTCAAACAATCAACCAACCGCGCGCACTTAATCTCATCCATGTAGACCCTAGGAAACATACCACGAGCGGCGCGAATACCTACTTCTATATCACTTCGAGGCATAACCTCAACCCGCCGCCCGAACGACCGAACAACCTGCGCGTCGGTCTTACCCGTCTGCCCGCGTGTCTGGCCACCATCATGCGGCAAGTAGTCCGTTCCCCACACATACCGGCGCTTCTGCAACTCCGCGACCCACTCCGGAAGCGACCGATAGCTGCCCTCAAGATACTCCAATATGCGAACCTCAGAGTGCAGCCGCTGAAGCAAAATCACCGAGTTGGCGTCGTTCCAACCCAAATCCCAAACCGTATGCACCGGCAAATTCGGATCATACGGAACCGGACGAACACGGTTCTCTTCCAGCATCTCGGTAACCTCGCGGGCATAAATAGCCCCCGATATCACACTGACGCAGATGCCTTCCCAAATGTTGGCGTAATCGACCGGATTGTGCTGCTGGCAATACAAACGCTCGGCTTCCAAAACTTCCGGAAACCACTGATTGTCGTGGTAGTTCATCTTAGTAACCTTCGCGCTCGGCGGCGGGCTACCCACAAAACGACGCCATGTGTCGTCCGTATCCAAAGCCGGGTTGAAGCTTACCCAGATCTCACTCTTTTCCGCGCGAATGGTAGGCGTCAAAATGTCCCAAGACCGCTTGGACACCGTCTGCGCTTCCTCAATCCACGCGATATTCACGCCTTCATACGACTTGATCGACTCAATCGTGTGTCCCGCCAAGCCTGCAAAGATGAACTCCGTGCCGTTGCGGCCACGAATCTCCGCCTCTAAGACTTCGTAAAACGCTCCAAGACCCATCTTCTGAATCTGGTCCGACAATAGCCGATGTACCGAATCTTTGATCGAGCGTTGAAACTCACGCGCGCAGAGTATTCTCAGGGGTGTAGACGCCCCCAGCGCAATCAATGTGCGCGCAAACGACCAACTCTTGGCCGATCCTCGACCACCGTACACAACCTTGTAGCGGTGTGGTTCCAGCAAGAACCCCAACTTCTTGGGAAGTTCTAGTGGAAGCTCTCTCATTTTTTCTTCGCTGAGTCCTTGAACGCCTTAGCTGTAGGCGCGCCGGGGCTGCCGGGTTTGCGCATCTTCTCGTTGCTACCCGCCGCAATCCTCGCCTGTTTGGCGTTAATGTTGGCATAAAGTCCGGGCTTTTTCATTTGTTAACACTTCCATC